CTAAATCAGCATGCCTTCCACGTAAATCTAATCCGAACTTCAAAGTATCTTTAAATACTTTTAAATCTGTACCTGTTGCAATTGCTTCATCTATCAATTCTTTAGCATCCATCAGATGATTAGCATTATTAATCCCTGCTACTTTGAACGCATCCGAGCCGAATTGCTCGAAATAATCCTCCCAATTATCATCCAGCACTACACCAAGTTGACGGAAGTAATCCAGAACTTCGTCAGGATCTTTATCGAAAGCAGATTTAAGATTGTCGAGTGTTAGTTTAGCCATTCTCAACCTCATTGTTATACCCAAAGACTGCAGCAATTAGCATAAATTTTTGAACGAAAGATTTTTTATTATCAATATCTAAATCTTCAAATATTGAATAAACATTTTTAAGCATATCATCATAAGAATCATATTTTGATAATTTGTCTGTGATGGTGCTGATCGTATCATCTTTCATATTTGCAAATACATCAGATGAAAGAACATATTCGGTGAACTCATCAAGGATATTCATATCCTCTTCAACTTTATCAGATTGCTTATCAGCTCGAAAATTGAAGAATTTACTATTAATTGCCCTTACCTGAGCTGATGCTGATTGTTTAGTCTCAGGTGTTTGGGCAGTTTTATCAATAGTAAAATACTTCTTATCGAGATTGAATTCTTCTGAATAAAAATCTTCATTCAATCTGACGCCCTGGTCAACTAATTTTTGAGTGTAATCAGCTTTATCTGAATAAGTTTTGATGTCGGTTTTTTCGTAGAATCGTATTTGGCAAGCATTACCTGTACCAAAATTTAAATCATGTTGCCATTTCAATAGTTCGTTGATGTGCGAAGTTAACATCTTGGTATATGCTTCGATACCGTTTTGTTGTGATGATTGAGCATTAGCGTCATTCCCTAATTTGCCGGGAGTGGCTGATGAAGCGGCTTCGTGTCCAAGTATCAAACCTGTGATTTCATTCTTACAATGATTGATTAAGCCCGAATAAATTTCTGATGATACTGTCGAACCTGCTTGTATTGATGCAACTTCCGTACCTTCAGGATGAACAAATACACGTTTCCCTCTCATTTCTTCTAATTGAGTGTAGAAATAATCAACGAATGCAGCAGGTTCCATCTTGAGCATATTAGCAGCAGCCGCAGAGAACTTTCCTATAATGCCGGGTGATCCGTATTCTTCGCTAAATAAAGTCCAAAAATCCAGAACATTTCTTTTGATAAATACGTGTTTGAAGCAATTAAGGAATAATCCTTCACCATAAGGATTTTTGTAACTTGAATCATAGCTGATAAATAGCATTCGGTATGGCTCGACTTCAATACCGTTCATTCTGTCATTTTCGGTAATGAGTTTCACTATGCGGTCTTTGTCAATAATGACTGAATCGTGTGGCATTTCGATAATTTTATCTATCATCATAGTGTTGCCATCTTTTTTCCAGACTACATTGAGCGGTTGAAATCCATACATCACAGCCCAAACAACTTGCTTGATGATATTATCCTTTATCAGATTTTCAATTGTGGTGTATGCCAAATCAATTTCGTTTTGGTTAGCATCATTCTTGATGATTTCCCATTCAAGTTTCTCAATACCTTCGAATACTTTCTTAACTGCCGAGCGTACAGTAATATCTGCACGTGTATCATCCAGCAATTTGTAACCATTTTCGGCTATTAATTTTGATGGATTATGAATAACATTGAGAATTTTAGTATAAAAATCTTCTATGGTATAAAGACGTTCTGTAAGAATTTGTTTATCCTGAACTGCTGCAAAGAATCTGGCATCGGTAGAACTTTTTGCAAGTTTCTTGGCTCTGTTTCTGCGTTTTTGAATTGAAAATTTGGACATTTGAATAATCCTTAATTATTATATAATGATAATGAATTGCGAAATGTATTTTTACTAATATCTTTATTTTTAAGTGCCATTGTGGGGAATACCGACACGAAATCAGACCAGAATTTAGGACCGTGAGTAAAGCATCCGTAGCGGACAGCATCGGGAGTATGATCCATAAACTTAACCGGCTCGTCAATAATGCGACCATTCTTATCAACTTTCCATTTATAAGCCCGATGTTCACGAATTGCATTAGTGCTTTCTTTGTGAATGTGCAGAATGAATCCTTTCACGTAGTCAATGCCCGGATTCACGGATTTATCGGCTTTATGAATATTAAAGCCAGCGTTATAAATCTCCTGAATACGCTGTGGCTCGGCACCATCTGCATAAATGTTATTCAGCCCAAGATTTAAAGATTTAAGTATTGGAATTAATTGAGAATTGGTAAGCTCACGTTCATAGATTAATTCTTTGATGTACAAATGACGTTCGTATCTCTGGATTTCTACAAGTGCAGTTTGATTATTGAAACCAAAATCTAATCCATAGATTTTTTCTCCACCGGTATCTTTCCATTCGGTATCGAATTTCGGATAAATTAAATTAGCAGCTTTGGCACGTTCACCAAGACCATAAATTTTCCAGTAATTATCATCCATATCCTTCAATCTTTCAATTTCTTCAATCTGCGTTGTTGGTAAGAAATCGTAATTATCGAGATATGTGGAATGAATCATTTTGCAATCGTCACGTGTAAGGACGTGGTCATAAATCCAATGGAATTCATCGGAAGGGTTATAATCTATAAAAACTTTTTTACGTGTACGTAAAAGTAATTGCATAAAAGTGTCAAGGTCGAGCAAATTTGCTTCGTTGATAAACAAATAATCTCTGTTCGTTCCTCTGACTTTATTACCATTGTCGGTGGAGAAAAATTCAATATAATTCTCTGGAGTAAATCTATAAATAAAATCTGTACCATTCCATTTTTTTTCGGTGTACATCTGCCAATTGTACATAATTTCTTTAAAATCTTTTATAGCACCTTTCTTTAAGTGAGGCATAGTCAGCGAAACTACAGAGATTTCATTCTTATTGGCAGTTTTTTCGGCAATAGTAATGAGTAATTGAGTAAGAGAATAGGTTTTACCTGAGCGTGTACCACCCTGATTGACTATAATTTTAATTTTAGGGTCAAGCAAAGCGGATAAATTCGCATAAAATACAGGTGAAACTTCCCTATCCATTGGCTATTTGTTCCTCAAATTCTTGCATAAGAGGTGAATGAGTGCCTTTAATCAGGATATTAATATTCGGTTTGATTGATTCGCCTGCCGATGTAACGTCAGATTTCGATATTTCCGTTGCTTCTCCGCGGGCTTTACGTTCCATATCGGCAGCAATATTGAGCAAAGGTGCTGAACGAAAGACCAAATTAAGCAATTGAGATAATTTCATTTCATCCAAATCATCATCTTCATCTTCGTAATATTGATTAGTAATTTTAGCAATTTGCCTTGCTTCATTAATCTTTTTATTCTTAGCTCCAAAACGCATAATCGGCATATACAATGCCTCAATAGTTTGCTCGGCATAATCTGCGTGGCGTGTCGCCATTTCTTTGACTTTGCTTTTGGTTTCTTCAAGGTAAATTGAATCTAACCACTTCTGATATTTGCTAACTCTTTCAGCCCATTTGTATTTTGTAGACCAGCGACAAACAGCCGAATATTTAGCTTTATATATATCCTCATCATCAGCGGCAAAATGACGAGCAACATCAGCTAAATTCCTGTTCATTTTCATATCACGAAAATATTTGAATGCATCGAAAGCCATTAAAGTTTCCTGATCCTGACGTTCCCATTCAGGTTCTGTCAAGGTAAGGGCTACTAAACTTCCTTCTTTTTTAGCGATTTTATTACCGGGTTTGATTTTACGTGACATATATCACCTGTATTATACAATTTTGAGGCAAAAATAGACAAAACACTATGTTGTTTGACAATGTCGTTTAACAATGTAGTTCTACATTGTAAAGTAGCATTGTAACTCTGCATTGTCGTTTAACAATGCTGTTTAACAATGTCGTTTAACAATGTAACTCTACATTGTAAACCTACATATTTCCCTATTTACTTTTGCGTAAACTTAAAAACGATAGGTTTACGAAAAATGAAAATTGACATATTTGGAATAATTGGTGAAGATTACTGGGGCGATGATTATTATGTCTCTTTAAAGAGCGTCAGTAAACAACTTGAATCACTAAAAGAAGGTGAGGAATTGACGGTATATATCAATTCTCCTGGTGGAAGTGTTTTCGAGGGATTAGCAATAGCCAATTTATTAGCAGAGAAATCACCAACAATAAAAATTATTGGTGAAGCAAGTTCGATTGCATCTGTCATTGCCTGTGCAGGTAAGACAGTACAAATAGCTGAATCGGCTGTAATGCTATTTCACAAACCTTGGTCAATGGCATGGGGAACAGAAGACGATTTTGCAAAAGTATCAAAGCAATTGACTACATTAAAAGAATCAATCAAAACTGCCTACGCAAGAAAATCAAATTTATCATCTGATGAAATCGAAAATTTATTAGATGAAGATACCTATCATTCTGCCGAGAGATGCAAAGAATTAGGATTTGCCGACGAAGTTTATTATCCATCACCGGACGAAATTCAAATCATTGCCAAAGCGATGAACACACAATTCAGAAAATTTTTTAATTTAAATAGAAATAATTTTTCAAACACTGGAGGTAGTTCAATAATGGATTACGAAAAAGAATATAAAAATTTGTTAGCAAAGCACGAAGCAATGCAGGCAAATTTGATTACTCTTCAGTCCGATAAGCAAGAAATTGCTAATCAGGCACAGGCACTCACCGCGAAAAATTTACAGTTAACAGAATCAATTGATTTATTAGCAAAAGAAAACACTGCACACGCAGCAGCTATTGCTGATTATCAAACAAGAGAAGTAAAAAATCAGGTAGAACTTGATTTGACAAAACTATCGGACAAAATTCTGCCTGCTGAAAATAACGCTGACAATAATTTTGCTTTAACAAGTGAGCTTTTATGGTTGAAAGGTTTTGACGGTGAAGCATCTGCCCTCATCGGTGGCAAAACACCGTATGAGAGAAAAATTGCGGAGATTTCAGCCCGCACTTCACTCAATTCGCTACAACAGCCATTACAAGGGGTGACAGAAGGCAAAGCAATTAATGTGACCGGGTTAGATTATTCTAATCAGTCTGACAGAGCAAGTCTCGCACAAGCTGCAAAAGTAAAAGCAGAGGCAGAAAAGATTCCTTTTGACAAGGCATTACAAATAATTATAGCAGAGGCAAAATAATGAGCATATCAAGAATCTCAAAATTGTCATTAAGTCAAGACCCTATATTAACAGAATTGGCAAGAATGTTTGAACAGTCAGATTTTGTTAGCAATTTATTATTGCCGGAAGTGGCTGTAACTAAGATGACAGGCAAATTCCCTGTGTTTGGCAAAGAACACATGAGGGTGCATGATACAGTAAGGGGATTGAAATCAAAAATAAAAGAAATGCCGGTAGATGACTGGACGACTGATTCCTACAGTCTTAATCCTTATGGATTAAAAGCATCAATGGATTATCTTGAAGCCGAGGCAGCAGCAGATATAGTTAATTTGGAAACTTATTATCTTAATGCTATACTTTCTTCAATTGCATTGCAAAAAGAGCAAAAAGCTGTAGAGTTAATGACTACCGAAGCCAATTATTCCGCAGACCATTATACTTCGTTGACTACCAACGAGTATTTTAATGATGCGGATTCAGACCCAATAGCGATGCTACGCGATGCCATGGAGACCGTGCGTAGCAAAATAAATCGTAAACCGAATGTCGTAGTCTTCGGACAGTCTTCATTTAATGGTTTGCAGTCACACCCAAAATTACTGGATGTAATAAAATATTCACAAACTGCAATTGTAACTGAAGAATTAATCGCTGCTTTACTTTCAACAGCAGATAACAAAGTAACGGTTAAAGTTGGTTCCGGAATGTACGAAGACCCGGCTACAAAAGAAATGGAAGATTTGTGGGGTGATGTAACTGTCATGGCATACAACAAAAAACTACCATCCGGTCAAAAAATGACACAGTACGACAATTCATTCGGAAAAATCTTTACACAAAAAGGTTATCCTTGGGTTTCGCGTTGGTCAGAAGAAGGTGGAGTAATTGATTACATTGCAGCATTGACAATGTACGACACAAAAATCACTCAAAAAGATGCTGGATTCTGTATAGTTAACTGCATAGGATAATCATTATGTTATGCAAAATTATAAAAGGTTCTATCCGGTGGAGTGGCAGAACTCGACATATTGGTGATACGATAGATATTTCAGCCGAAGATTACCGTAGGGTACGAAAGTTGGTTGAGAAAGTCGCTAATATCAAACCGGATACAACTTTAAAGCCGATATTAACGGCAC